AAAACCTTTGAGCAGTCTTACGTTTATCTTTTTCTATCAAGTCTCCGTTAATATACTTATCCATGTTATCATAGATAATATCATTTGGAGTAGACTTTTTGTACTGAGCACTATTTGGATCAAGCACCTTAGCTACATAAAGCAGCTTATTCTGATTCTTATCAAACAACTTCTGAAGTTCTGAAAGAGCCTTGTTACGAAGTTTTTTAACTTCTGTTTGTATAGAAGCGGTTTCTTCCAGCTTATCCAGATAGAACTTAGGAGGAACAGGCTGACGACGTGCTTCTTCCAAAGATCTTGCTACTATAGAAAATCCACCAGCTTCAATGGCATAAAGCCTAATTAAATCATATGGATCTTTATCAGGTTCTAAAAAAACAGGTTCATTTCCACAACGAACTTTTACCTTGTCCCAAAAGTCAGAGTTATCAGGTTTGAGTAGTTTTATTTTATTCCAAAACTGCTCATCATTAGGATCAACCACATTAGCAGCAAGTTCTTTTTCTAACTGAGCCACAATCTGACGAATCTGTTTAATCTTAGCTTCCTGTTCTTCTAAAGGAAGTTCTTTTACTTCCGGAGAAAACTCGTTTAAACCTGTAAGATATCTTTTGATACCATTGATCTCTAAACAAGCTAACTGCTCTTCATGAAAAGCTCCATCAAAAAGACTTAATCCATATTTTTGTAATCCCATGTTATCGACCATAGGATCAAAATAAGGGCGGATAGCAATACTGCTTCTTTTGTTCTGCGGATACTTTTCTACAATAGTTACACTCATAGTTTGGTTTTTTGGTTTTTGAACTAGTGGCCGCAATTTGCGACCTCATGTTGAACCTGTTGAGAGTTGCAAGCTCTCCATGTGATCATCACGGTTTGCGTACAACAGGTTAGAGCCAGGGATGCTATCCAAGGCGGGGGTTAAATGACTCAGGCTAGTGTGGGTGTTTTAGCCAGCTAGGCTGGTGGCTGCTATCCATCCTGAGTACTGTTACTTACTTTTTAGCATCAGATGCTTTAAGACCAAGCACACCCATCAATACTGCTACTGCAATATTCATGTAATCAGTTTCACCAGCTTTCAAAGCTTCGTGAATGATACCAAGGGCGGCAATTAAAAGTCCAAGTACAGATGTCTTAGGGTTAGCTCCAAGGAGCTTAGCAATTAGTGCTTGCATAGTTTTGGGGTTTTAAGTGAAAGTCCGCATCCGGGGAAGTTACGGCTCCCCCGGATTTAGACTACTATCTTAGAATGATCCACCAGTTACAGGGTTTCTCATAACGATCTTCAACACCTTGGTTGGGTCTTTAACCCAGATAGCTGGCATTGTTTGAGTCATGAACACTCTGTAACCATTGAAGTTACCAGAGCTCTGGAAACCTTGAGTACGTCCCATGTAATCCATGGTACCGTTCTGATAGAACCATTTCAATTGATTATCCCAGCTAAGCTTCAACAAGAAGATGTTGTCGTTAGTGTTATCTGTGATATCAAAAATGATAAAGTTGTAAGAAGACAATGGGAAACCATCGATGATTGGGTTCTCAATATCATTGGTGTGGATGTTATCAAATGCAGGGTTCAATACAAACTTAACATTAGCCAAGAACGGAATAACGTATTGAGTGTATGCAAAACCGAAGTTTAGATCCATACCTTTACCAGTGATTGCACCAATTTCAGATGCGTTGATAACCAAGCCAGAGTTGATAGCTTCTTTCTTGATTGCCTCATTAACAAGCTTCATACCACCCAAGCCGGTTTGTACAACCAATTGACGCTTAGGATCAGGTCCCTGGAACTCAACCTTTCCGTTGAAGAAGTTGAAGATCTCGCTCTTGAACAAATCAAGATTGAAAGAACCTTTGTTGTAAATACGCTTGTAAGAGTTGTCAAGCTGCTTCCAAAGACCAACAGAAAGTCTGATGTCATCTGGACCATCTTGCTTAACCTTACCACCTTGACCCCACATAAGGTAAGTCTCGATGTCGTTAGCAATTTTAGTCAAATGAGCTGCTTCAAGAGTGGTCAAGAATGTACGAGAAAGTTGACCAGACTGGTAAGCTTTCTTTACATAATCTTTACCCATCTTTTCAGCCATACCTTCCAAGCTAGAAATAGAAGGATCAACATTCTTGTCGAAGTTTCTCCACATTTCAATAACAGGAACAGTTCCGTCAGCTTTCATACCACCTTTCATCATCAAGTCAGCACGACTAGAAATAGAATAGTGTACGTGAGCTTCAGCACCACCAACGTAGTTATAGAACTCACGGAAACCAGCAGATACGTTACCAAGATCAGAGAAACGCTCTCCGTATTCACCGCGGGCAGAACCCTTACGGAAAATCTTGGTACCTACCTTCAGGTACTTGTTGTCCAAAAACTTAGCGTTGTCGTTGTTAACAAGCTGTACAGTGTAGATGAAACCGTCACCAGCAGGGATGATGTCATCAGCTGTAATGTACATTTCAACTCCGTTATATTTGTCATAAGTGACGATATCACCGTGACCAAATGAACGTTTGTTTACTTTGATTTTAAAGCTCTGTCCGTCAATACCTTTAGTTGCATTAGCGGATTCTATATCTTCAATGATATAGGGTAGATCCTGAGCTACAGGAATCTGCCATTTGTACTCACCACGTGCATTATCTACAGAGATAATGTTCTTTCCTCCAAAGCTGGACATCTGGTACAAAGGCATTTCTACCTTTTGAGCCATAGCCCATAAATCTACAGGACCAAGGTCAGTTGGTTCCGCACTCTTCAAGAGGTTTGAAAGGTGGTAAGAATCTACGTGTGAGCTAGTTTGATAGCTAGTATCCCGTAGAAAGATACCATTGTTCAAAACAGGAGTTGCCATAGGGCATCGGATTTAGGGGTTAATAAAAAATTAGCGTTTAAATATGTTCTGAGGTCTAGAAATCTTTCTAGGCCTTGAATCTTCTTCTTCTTGATAAGTAGAAACGTTCTTACGGCTCTGCTCTGTCTTTAACTGACGTACCGTTTGTTCAACAGCTTGATTCTTTCCTTGCTTGACTAAATTTTGACGATACTCATCTGGATTAGAAAGCAGCCAAAGAGCCTCGGCAATAAGAGGATAGTTTGGTTCTACAAACTGATATTTTTCTAAAAGGTGACCTAACAAATTAGTAGGGCGACCGCTTATAGATGGATATTGAGGCTGTACTAAACCTGAATAAAGTTGAGCCTGGGTTTTTTTATCAAGCTTTAGTCCATTGATTTCTGCAGGACGAAGAGCTTCAAAAACGTTTTGCATATAAGCTTGTGCAGCTTGCTCTTGTTGTTGTTTACGTGCTTCCTGCTCAACAAGTTGTTGTTGAACAATCTCTTCCTGCATCTGGTCCAACTTTGGTTTAAACTGTTTGGCTTTCTTTTCAAGCACTCCCAAATCTTTCCAGGTGGTAAGTTCTTCTTCAATTTCGTCTTCTGTGCCAAAACCGGTAGCAGCCAGATAAGATCTTACAATACCTTCTTGATCATTTTCGTCAGAAGGATTCAAGGAACGAACCTCTTCAACTTGAGCTAGAGCCTGAAAAAGACCTTTTAAGTCCTGACCACCGTCTAATACATATTTAGCTGCATACTGCAACTCATCAGGTAAAGACTCAAAGAACTCTTTTGGAGTTTTGGCTGCTACTTCTTGTTTGAGGTTATCAACATTAGCCTGCCACAACTCTTCTACATCTTTCTCTCCAAGACCACTTAGGTACTCGTCAAGAGTTTGTTTACTTTCATCAAAGTCATCAAAGGCAAACATTTCCTTTGATTCAATACGTTTCTTTAGAAACTCAACAAGACCAGACTTTTCTGTTTTAGGTCGACCACCTTTAGACTTAGTTTCTTCTTCGGTATCTTGTTGATCCAACTCATCAAAAAGGTTTGCAGTTGTTTCACGGGAAACCTTACCTTCTGTGTCCTTTTTATCGTCTGTTAGATTATCAGGATCTTTTTTATCATCCTGTTCTTCAGAATCTGCAGTATCAATAAAACTAAGATCTACGTCAGCTTTAGAAAACATGCTAGGTTTAGCTTCTGGTTTTTTTACATCACCTGTTGGAGTGACAATACTTTCAGCACCAGGAGCTCCTAACCAGCTGTCTATGTCAAGATCTACTTGTTGTACACTTGTTTGTACATTGTTTTGGTTTTCCATATGTTAGATTGGTTTTTATAGATGTGTTCTACAATTATAATATACAATTTTAAACCCTAAAAATTTAAAATGGTATATGTAGAACCACCTGAAGTATGGATAATAGAGCTATAATCATTTAGCTCTTTCTAGGTTTATCGTATTTGTTTTTGTTTTCTCTGGCAATCTGAAGCTGTTTTTCAGCTATTTCTTTCTGAGTCTGAAGTTTTTCTCTTTCTATCTGAAGTTTCTGACCACCTTGCTCTTTCTTAGTAAGTTCAGATTCACGTTTAAGATTCATTTGATCTTGATAACGTTGTTCACTGCGTATACCTTCAAGAGCATCTTGAAAATCAGACTGTTGGTTTTGATTAATATCAGCCATAGAGCCATAACCGGCAGCTCTGATTTCAGCCACCGTAATATCTTTTTGACGATCCATATCAGCCTGCTCCGCTCTAAATTCAAGATCCATTTGTTTCTGACGTTCTTGGCTTGCAAGCATTTCCTGCTGCAATTGCTGCTGTTGCTGAAGCTCAGACTGTTTTTGAGCCATTGATTTTTCTTCCGCAGCTTTAAGTACACCTGTTAACTCAGCAATAGATTCAGACTTAATTACATTTCCAAGGTCATAAATAGAAGCTCCTGTAGTGTTGTTGTTTAAAGCAAGCTGTTTAAGCTGCTCCATAACTGCACGAGAATTAGTCTTTGTTGTACAGAAAATATTTAAGTCTCTAAGAAGCAGTTCTGTTCCGTTCACCTCAAAGTTTACTTTCTCATCTTTAGAAGTGATATATGTAAGCCTAACGCTAGGCTTTTTAGAGTGGTAATACTGAGCCAGGTCAGTTCTCATTTGGTGAACTCTTGGCATAAGGTTATCAGAGTGCTGAATAAAATACTGCTCAGTCTGGGCATAAGAAGCATTCATTGCTTGTTCTATACCAGTAGCAGTTTGTTGTTGTGCAATCTGCTGACCCATACGTTGTGGATTAAGACCAATCACTTCAAAAGCTTGGTTCTTAAAATAAGAAGCTAGGTTAATCCTAGAAAGCAAACGGTTAGTCTGTTCAAGATTAAGCACCTGATAATGCTGGAAGTTTAAAGCATTTTCTGTATTAGTAATACTTGTATCTAATGGCAACATCTGAAAGTTCTTCATTGCCACATAGGCTTTGGCCAGATTATTTTTACCCCAGTCTTCTCCTAAAGAGTGACGTGGTAAAGCGTTCTGGTCCAACATAATCACAGTGCCGAGTTCATCTACGAGAATATCGGCAATTTGGTTATTTACTATATTATAGCCTATCTGGTATGGCTTCATCAGATCTACCAATGAAATACTGCGGGTGTTACGATCACCAAATACAGCACCTTCCACTGGAAGCTTGCAACCATAAAGTGTAGTATCTCCTTTAAACTGAAAAGGAATGCGACCGGGTTTACCACCGTTTAAACCTAAATAAATAGGATTAATACCTCCAGGATTATTTTGTCCCCAGAAAGCAGGACGGTTAGGTCCAATTTTTACACCTCCCCAGGTCTCGTTAATCCATATCCAGTCAATATGTTCACCAAAAATAAGATTGTCTTTGGTTTTATCTTTATATAAAGCGGTGTTATAAAGAGGCTTGTCACTAATTTTGTAGTTTTCTGATACAATATCTTGCAATATAGCTCCATCTTCAGTGATCTTAGTTAAATGACCTACCTTTCTCTGGCTTTTCCAATAGATTGTAGAAACTCTTAATAAATGAGTTTTTCCAAAATCTATAGTGTCTTCAGAGTCAGAAAGAATCCACTCTACAATATCTCCTGTACCAAACTTACTATCATAGACAGATGTAAATTGTCTATATGCTAAAGAAGGCATTTGTGTATTCCATTCGTGAGAACGAGTAGGATCATAGTAAGTTCCATCATTTTGATATCCCTGTACCGCATAACCAGCAGAACGTACAGGATAGACGGCTTCTAAAGCTTCTAACTGGTCTTGAGTCATCATCCAACCAAACTTATCAATAACGTCTGATACAGACATTAAATCCATTTTACCCACCCAGTTACCTTGGCTGATATAACGAACATCTGGTGATTTATGATAAAAAGTAAGTAAAGGATTCCAAAGCTCCACCTCGTAATCATCTTCCGTCATATGAAAATGCCAAAACTCACGGTCAGTAATTAACATGTCTCGGAAACCACGTTCTTCCAGCTCCTGCATTTTAAAACGTTCTTCGTCAACACTCATCTGGTGAGTGGCCCACTCTTCAATCATTGAGCGGTAATCCTTACGGAAAAAAGATTCTATTTCAGGAAGCTGCTTCAAGTTTTCAGGAGCCATTGCCTTCTGCATCTCTTCACTTTCCAATGAAACACCCATTGACATCATTTCTATAAGCATCTTTCTCTCAGCATCTTCTAACAAAACTTTTTCAAGCATGCTTCTTTTTTCTTCCATCATCTCATTATAAGAGATATCATCCACTGCTTTAAACATGATGCGGGAAGATCGTTTTGCAAACTCATTGCACAAAACGTTAATTACATTAGGAATAATAGGATAAAACTTTAGCTCAAGTGCAGAAACGTCCTCTTTAGTAAGTGTATCTATCAAGTCAGCCATCTCATTATCTTCTTCCACTATGTAATCAGTTTTATCAATAATACCTTTGGCCAGCTTATAGTTTTTCATCAGCCTCCGGGCGTTACGCCTAAGCTGTTTCATACCCTGAAATTCAAGCCAGTCCAGGTTCCATGCTCTCCACTCTTCATCTTTTTGCTTTTCAGGCAAAAACTGAATAGGCTGGGTAAGAGTACCCATTTTATTATAATCGGCTTTTTTACCAGCCTTTAAATCAAGAGCGTTATATATCTGCATGATAATTAATTAGTTATATACTTATAAGTAATATCCCAACCAAATGAATTGGTTGAGTAAAACATAATCTGTTCTCGTAAAACGCTATAAGTGATCATCTTATATTTTTAAAAGGAGATCTTGGAGGTCCTGACTTGCCAGAATCTCTTCTAGAAGACCCTATATGTCTAAAAGGTCCCCAATTTAATTTACTAAATTTCTGGGAGTTATCCAAGTTTTCCTTGCTAACTTCTACACGTTTAGTAAGTCCTCGGTTAGATTGCTGTACCCTAGCAAAAGCTACAAGAGAACAAAAAGCAACAAGTCGGTCTACGTTGACCCCATCCTGATAAGCCTGCATTTCTTTTAAAAGCATGATGTCAGGTATTCTTTCTACACCATAAATGGTTTTAACAATCTCTCCATCAGGTTTAGTTTCATGATCAAGCTCTTCTCTAAGAAACTCTATACCATAAGAAAGAATGGTTCCTTTAAAGAGAGTGCCCACATTTTTCCAGCCATATTCCTGAAATACGTTACGGTTGGCACCAATGTCTTTTAGGAATAAGATCATGTCCTTGGGCACAAGGTAACGTTGTTTTTTACGGGATATCATGTATTGAATAAACAAGGCTACGTTGTTTTCCACTACTGTCCAGGCATTATACCACTCAATCAACAGTTCTAAACGTTCGTGTGTTTTGTTAAGGTCATCAAATCTTCCGCACCAGCTGGCTACAATTTTATCACGTTCTATAGAGTTGGTTACTTTACCATTACCTTCATCTTTTATCACCTCTACGGGATTCTTGTATATGTAAATGGCACAAAGAGATTCAGAAGTGGTAGTCTTACCCTCTCCTACTGGATCCACAGAAGCATAGTACATACCAAAAGGAGGATCTTTAACAGGACGCTCATATACACAAATCACTCCTTCTTTATCTTCTGTTTTCTTTGATATTGGAAACTCCATAATTGGAGTTTTTCTAGATTGTTTATCTACAATTTTTCCTTCCGCATTACGTGAGAGATCAAGATATTCAATAGGATATTCTTTATCTTGTATACGCTGTATTTGTTTAGAAACAAGATGGGGAGGAAATATTGACTCTTTTCTGGTAGCAAATGCTTCTTCTATGTTAGTAGGTTTCTGAGAAATACGTAACTGGTATTGTTCAGGGGTTAGATCTCGTTTCCATTTTAGTCTTTCTTCTACTATAGCTGCAAGTGCTTCTTCCACTTTTGAATTACCCCAACTATCAATAAACGGAGGCATACTCCACTGTTCTGGAATAAATAGTCCTGTACGACCTAGGGTGCCTTCTTTATCTATAAGATCAGATTCTACAGCATAAATATCATTAGCATCTGGTTGTAAAACCATAAGCTTTAAAGGTTCACACTGATCTAAATCACCCACAGATCCAGCTGCTATAAACATACCAGTAGTCATCATACCACTTTGCATGGCAGGACGCATATACTCATAAGTCATATCCATCTTTGGAGCAATACCGGCCTCTTCGTGAAAAAAGTAAGTACATGGACCACCGACACCGTTAGTAGGATCTTTCTCAAAAGAGGTTCCTGTGATAATACTTTTGTTTCCTTTATAAGTGTCACGACCCCCAATACGCACTTTAATACGCTGTTGCCATGAAAATACTTTATCCGGATCACTTGGTCTATACCAAGCAGTGTGCTCATTAAGAAAGGTACGATACTCAGTAAGCATACGCCAGGTGCCTTTTTCTGAGATGTAGTCTTTTAAACTTGCTCCCATTTTTAAAACAGCACCTTCTTCAAACCAAAATGTATTAATAAGTTTAGCCGCATGAAAATAAGACGAGGCTATCTGACGTTTCTTTAAAATAGCTGAATGTTTATAGTGTAGTTCAGCTAGTTGCTCATATAGAGCCATATGATACTGAGCATCTCTTACCTTGGCAAAATCAAATCTTTTTTCTTCTTTATCATAGATAGGAAGAAAATTAAGCCACATATAATAGTCCCTACTAATATACCATACATTATGTCCGTTTTTAACAATAATGCCTGATTTACACTTTAGTTTCTGGTCATCCCAATAGTTTATAAAGTCTTTTGTTTTTACAGGAGCTGGACAATAGTATCCGTCCTTTTGAAACTTTCGAGCTTCAGTATTAAAAATCTGACTCGTTTCATCAAATTCATATCTACCTGGTTCTCTAAAACAAGATAACACAAAGTCTCGAAACTCCTCTCTAGAATAGAAAGTGGTTACAGTCCAATGATCTTTATTATAGGTTGGTATTTCTTTATAGATATTACTGTCCACTGATTAACCTTTCTATTTTACTTAATTCTCCACCTGTCTTTAAAAGAATCTCTTTAAGAGTGTCAATAGATGAACTACGAATAGTACGGGTATTGTTACTATCACTCCAATACTGCAAATAGTCATCGCGATGAATAGCAGACCACAACCCAGTAAAAGGGTTAAAATGGAAAACAAAATGGTAAAGAGCACTATCAGTTCCGTTATTAGGTTCTGAAAGGTTTGGCTCAAGATCTGTGTAAACTTCATTTTTCATAGGGTTAAGTTTAAATGGAGTGCAGTGAGGCCTAGGACCCCTGCGGTTACTGCACGTTTTATCCGCTTTGGCTGTAAGGGGACGAATCGAACGTCCAAACTCTCCGTGGTTCAAAAACCGCTAAGAGAGCACCACCGAGACAGGGTAGCGTGTCTGCCAGTTCCACCACCTTACACTGTGTGATTTTTTAAATCATTTAGGTTATTAAATCTTTTATAAAATGGTATACCATAAAAAGCACTCTTTGTGTCTCTTACTCTTTCATCTACTACAAAATCCCTAGAACTATATGTTTTCATAATAAAAGGAGTATAAAGTCCACAAATCATGTATTTATATTTCTCTGGATGTTTTATTAACACTATCTCAGGTCTTACAGGATTAACATGAACCAATGGAAACTTACCATACTCTACAGATTTTACTCCGATATTCAACCCTATTTTTTTAAGATCACCAATATCATACTCAGTAGAAGGTCCAACAGTCTGATCCATAATTTGCTGATTCAGATAGTTTCCTAAAACTACTTCTCCTCCCAAACCAGTTGTCCATCTTTTTGTAAGACTACCTGAATCAACTAAATATCCTTTTTCTATACGTTTAGCGTCTGCTATTTTAGTAGCCGTATACTCTACTAGCTCAATTTCTTCTTTAGTCAACTCTAGTCTTTCAAAGTTGCTTTGTACAGGTTTTACCCAGCTGTTATATGATATGTCTATGCTAATTGTCATTTTACATTTTTACAGCAAGAGCTAAGTCAAGTAGTTCTTTATTTATATGTTTAAACTCTGCAGCATAATATAAATCTGCTAGCGGTCTACCGTACTTATCTAGCTCACGGCTTTTGATATACACCTGGCCACCTAAAGGCAGCTTGTCTATCAAATACTGTTTTGCTTCTAGTGCTTTAGCACGAATCAGCGGGTCTTTGCTTGTCAGTTCTGGAGTGTTAACACCATAAAGTCTGCAGGTAGATTTCCATTGAACTGTAAAACCCAGGTCAATTACTAGTTCTACGGTGTCCCCATCTAAAATTCGTGTAACAGTTGCTCTGTAGTGATGCAGGTTATTGATCATAAGCTAGGTTTTGTCCTCCTCTTACTTGTGATTTTTGTTCATCTTCCAAATCTCTAAGCGTACCCTTAAAAGATTGACGTATAGCTTCAAATTTTGCTGCCGCATTGACCAACGCAGTAATGTTACCATCTCTGCCGTGTTCAATTTCTGTGGTCTCCATATATTTAGCAAGACGGTCCAACATGCTTTTAATTCCTGCGTAAGCTCTATATGTTGGAGTTTCATACATCTTCCTACACATCTTAAGACCGTTGACAATAAGATCATCATCAGTTGAAAACTCAGCTTCAACCTCTTGAAGAATAATATCTTCTTTGTCTTGTTCAGGTACATCAAAGAATGGATTTAAATCTGGATTGGGACATGTCATATAAAACAGGTACGCATATATCCGTAAATGTTCATCTGGATATTCATCCATGATGTCCTTTAAAAACTTTAGTGTATAGCAATGTTCTGAAGCGGTCACCTTACCGTTTTGTATATCAAATAGTCTTACCATCATAACCAATGTTTGTTTGGCTTTTCATAATAAAATGTCAAGTCCACTTTATTATTATCATAGTAGTGAGCTACTATATCACTTTTAAAAGCAGAATGAGTGTTTTCATATAGGGCTGTAGTAATTATATTACACGAACAGATCATCTTAAAAAGTAGTGTGAGCCATTTATAATTACTTCCACGTATTACACCTGCTTCTACCAGTATGATGTTTTCATATTTTTTACCCGTAAATTCAATATATCGGTGTATATCATCCGATGCTTTTTTTATAAAATCTTCAACCTCTTGATCTGGATAAGGAACATCCACACTTAACAAGTCACACATTTCTTGATTATAACTCAGCTCATGAGCTAAATGCATAGCTACAGATGCCGAATAGTCAGGAGAAACCATAACTAGTAAAGCATTAGATGCATTTACATCAGGATACTTCTTTTTAAAAAGCTCTAATAATTTATCAATAGCTTGTCCTTCTTCTTGTCTAGTAACTAATAATTCTGGTCTCATTTATATTCATATTCTAAGATCTTTCCTACCAGGTCAGATCTATGATTTACTTTTAATTTAATCCACTTAATCTCTGGGATTTTTTTAGAAAGCTCAATGGCATAAGACAATCCGTTGTAGTCATCCTTGATGTCCTTCTGCTCATTGTCCCCGTTGATGATAATCTTACCGGTTTTACCAAGACGTGTAAGGATGGCCAACATCTGTGCTTTAGTCAAGTTTTGAGCTTCTTCTACAATAAGTACATCATCTATGGTTTTACCACGAATAAACTGCACCGGCATAGCAGTCACTTGTTGATCACTTATCATCTGGGCCACACGATTTTTATCTACACACTTCTGGAGATTCTCTACAAATGCTTCCAGATAGGGGTTAAACTTGTCTTCTAAAGAACCAGGTAAGAGTCCAAGAGAGTTACCCACTTCTATAGTGGCTCTTGTTACAAGAATCTGCTGAATCTGTTTCTGGAATAAAAAGTCTAGGGCCACTTGTGCAGAAACTAAACTCTTACCGCACCCTGCTCTTCCTGTAATCACCACCACTTGATTTTCTCTTATCAACTGTTTGGCTTCTTTCTGTTCATCATTGAGCTGCACACCAAACTTAATCTCATTCTTACGTACACGATTAGGTTCTTTCATTAGCTTTTGGGTTTCAGTTTGTGTCGGTTGTCTTCTAGCCAGTGCAGAATAGAAATAACTTCCTGCTTTAAATATGGAAGATCATACTGTACAATATCTTTTACTATAGGATCTCCATTAGTATCAAGAGCAGTTATTGGATTTCCAAACTTGTCTTTATCTACTTCTTCAAAAAGAATATGATGAATAGTAAGGCTACCTGCTTTCAAACGAGGATTATGTTTTAAAATAATAAACAGGTACATACTAAGCTGTAAAGCATAATGATTCAAATTACAATCATCTAGATGGGAAACAGGAGGAAACATTTTTTGTGTAATTCCTTCCCAATTGGTAAAGCCTTCAACCTTTATTTCCTTGTTCGTTTTATAATCTGTAATATGAACCTCCCCATTAATTACTTCTACAAGATCTGATTGACCACATAGTCCAGCAGATTTTAAGTAAACCATATGCTCGGGATAAACACCATTTGTAAGTTTTTGATTGGGAGAAAACTTTACACCGTCTTTTTCTATGGGTTTGATAACAGGTACAGCAGAACCATGACGTTCTATAGTGGATAACTCACATATATCTTTTTCTCTGCAGTTGTGATACCAAGTACCAAGAGTGGTGGCACGATTGGCTTCTGCTTTCCAGGCTTCTTTAATGGCATCGGGAGTCATTCCGTACCATTTACTTTTTTTATTTTTAGAACTCTTCTCGGCTATCTTGTCAGCTTCAAACGGCTGTTTAAAGTTTGATATAAATGATGTTACGCTTAACCAATCAATACCGTCTGGTTCTATGCTGCTGTATTTGTGATGTTGTGGAGTGAATGTTAGTATCATATCTAAATCCAATTTGGTTATTCATAGGGGTGGCAGATATAGCATGCATTACTTCCTGTGGACTATGGTAAGTGGCATAATATCTTCCTGAAAACTTATCAAACACTACAGATCTTTTCTTACTTATTTGATTTTTACTGTTTACATACTGTTCTACTGAACTAATAGATTCTTTTAAAAACCACTTCTTCACTTTAATTTGTTTAACCAGAACTTCTTTCCGTTCTGGAAATAGCTCACCACCTTCCATTTTTTGGTAAATAGTTTTGGTTTTGTAGACAGAGTGTACTACGTTTAGCTCTATAGAATTATGAGGTGTCACAATCCCAATTTTTGGTTTAACTGATCTTCTTCTTTTTGTGTCATCTCAGCTTTCCAATATCCTTTTGGACATTCTGAACTAAGTGACCTTGTTTTAAATCCAAGAGAACAACCGCATCCGCCAAGATTCTGGTTGCAACAAGGTTGTGTTCCTGGCACCATACAGCCTGTATCTGTTTCAGTGTACAAATCACAAAACCGGCAGATGTTCATTCTCTCCTTAGCTATTTCTTCTACATCTTCTTTTTTAAATATAGAGTTAGTCACTCCCTCAAGGATTTGACCCTTGGCTTTCCAGATCCGTATAATGTTCTCTTTTAGATTCATCGGTAGTAATCTTATGCATCTTTATAAAATCAGCTCGTTGTTTTTCTTCTTCCATCATCTTCTTCAGATTTTTAAGATCGTACAAAGTTTCTGCAGTTTTAAACCGAGCTGTCATTTGCTGCAAACCTTTTTGCCTGTTCTTTTCTTCAAACTGTTCTAATATTCCAATCTTTTCATCCACTTTCCAATGCTTAATAACAAAATCTCCAAGATTGGTTAAGTGAATACGAGAGTGTTTAAGTGAACTCATGCTTTTTCTAACCTCTTGCCAATAGTATGATAAAACAGTGTTGACAACATCCTCACTCACTTCTGTCTGAATAGCCACTTCAGGTATAAACTCTTTAGCTTTCTTGGGTCGCAATACAAAGAAATTTAAAGTCAAGTAATATGTTTCCAGTAGAACTAACTCTCATTTCAGGGTTGATATAAATCTTCTTTTTATTCTTGCCTTCTTTCTTTATAAGATTCTTTTTTTCTGCTTTGGTCAGACAATTACGCACAGACTGCGTAGAAGAAAATATCTTTTTATCATATGCTTTATTACAAAAACTAGTTAACTCTTGGTCACCTTCTATTGCCAATAATGTAAGACATTCAAGATCTGCCTCACTTACAGGTATATCATACAGGTAGCAATGTGTAAGAATCTGATACTTGACAGCTTGCCAAGTATTCATTCTCATTCTTTTTTCCACCTGATTAACTATTGCCATTATACATCTAATTTAAAACTCATATAATCTTCTCCGGTAGCATTCCAGTTTTTATGTAATAAAATAGGAGATGCTCCAAGATTTTCAAAAATGTGCCAGGATGCTCCTTTTCTAGCTTCGCCCACTAAATACTCATACCCCATATTTGAAGCCCACTCTATAGCGGTGGTGATTAGCTTATACCCCAGTCCTTTTCCGCGGTGGGTAGGTAGTACAGTGAAGCTTTCTATGTGAGCAACATTATCACTCTGCCAGGTGAGGATCACTTCTGCTACTAATCCGGTTTTATCTTTAAACCAAATACCCTGGCATTGTTTATTCTGTTCAAGCATGTAGAGTTTATACTGATCATCCCAACGAAGTTCTTTAGGATGCTCACGCTCAAAAACAACACTTTCACGATAGTCTCTAAGCTTGTACAAAACAGTCATTACTTCTCCTTTTTCAAAGTTCTAGGAGCTTTTGGCTCATCATCTTCTTCTTGCTCGCTCATTGGATTAGTAAGTTGAGCTATAAAAGACAGAGCTTTGAGCTCTTCAGCTCTAGCTACAGCAAGAGCCGTATTGAGTTCTTGAAGTTCTAACTGCACTTTTTTTACCTCAATCTGTTCTTGGAAAAAAGCAATAACTTCTTCTTTACTAGGAGCCTTTTGCTCTTCTTGCGGGTTGATGTTTTCTGTACTCATAGGAGGGTTTTATTTAGAAATTAATATCATTCGGTTTTGTAGATGGAGCATCACTATGATAGTCCTTAAACAGCTTGCTAAACTCTGTAAAGGGGGTATCAATAATATATGTATCGTTCTGATCAGTAAAGATTGTAGTGCATCCATAGGAAGGTTCTTCCTCATCATCTGTGGTCATCTTACAAGCCACCACTATATCTAGATGAAAAACAAAGGGTAGCCACTTACCGTTATCATTAACACCCAAAAGGTCAGCTCGGTCAAGATCCATAGTGTGGCAGTGAATATTACATGCGTGTGTCATAGGAAGTGTGGTTTTATAACTGTGGTCTACACTAATAATATACTTAATAAGTTTAAACTCTCCAAATTTACTATTAAGTTCTATAACATAGAACTACAAGATATAAACACATTGTGTATAAATGAAAAAGAAACGTACTAAAACTGAGTTAGTATTTAATACCTCATATTTATTTTTCTTGTTGAACTGAGATAGTCTTTATATATACTCTACACTAAACATCCCCCGGTTAGTTAAGTTTGTACAGCTAACCCCCGTACTACTTAACTCACTTAACTACCCCCGGTATTGTAGAACTAGTATGTTGGAGGAGGTGAAGACCACCCCGTTAAGTTCCCCCACCCCTTGCCGAAGCTGCCGCATACCC